TTGGCAAGAGCACCTGAAAGAAGAATGTTTTATATTGACGTTGGTAACTTACCGAGAGGTAAAGCCGAACAATACATGAAAGATATTATGGCAAAGTACAGAAATAAATTAGTGTACGATGCCAAAACTGGCGAGATACGTGACGATAGAAAACACATGTCGATGCTAGAAGATTTTTGGTTACCAAGAAGAGAGGGAGGCCGTGGTACTGAGATTACCACATTACCAGGGGGAGAGAACCTAGGACAGATCGAAGACGTAATATATTTCCAAAAGAGGCTGTACAGATCTCTAAATGTTCCAATGAACAGACTCGAGCAAGAACAGCAATTCTCTCTTGGAAGAGCGACTGAGATAAGTAGAGATGAATTAAAGTTTCAAAAGTTTATCGACAGAATAAGAAATAGATTTGCAAATCTTTTTTATGATATTCTTAAGAAACAGTTAATAATGAAGTCTATTATCACTGAAGAAGATTGGCAACAGTGGAATAATAAACTAAACATAGACTTTTTGAGAGATAATCATTTCGCGGAATTAAAAGAAGCCGAACTTCTTAGAGAAAAGATACAAACTTTAGATCAAATTTCGCAGTATGTAGGTGATTATTTCTCCAAAGAATATGTTCAAAAGCATGTATTAATGCTTGACGACGATCAAATTGACAAAATGGAAAAAGAAATAGCAGCAGCACAACAACAAGATGACGATCAAGGAGCAGTATAATGAGTGAAGCAACAGCTAAAGTTGAAAACGAACAAGAAGTTAATCCAATTGAAGATCTGGTGAAAGCTTCTATAGCCCAGGACTATAATAAAGCCGGAGCTATTTTTGGAGAGGTCATGACAGTTAAACTTAATGACGTACTCGATCAAGAAAAAACAAGATTGGCAGGTCAAATCTATAATGGAGAAGAAGTACCAGAAGAGCCAGAGCTCGATATTGACGGCGATGAAGAAGACGGTGCAGATGACGAAGAAGATCTTCAAGGCGCCGAAGATGACGGTGACTCAGGCGACACAGATGAAGAGGATGAGGTTGAAGCTGGATCCGAAGAAGAGTCCGATAGTGATGACGAACTCGAAGTGGGAGACGAAGAACTGGACGGACAAGAAGGGGAACGTGAAGAGTAAGCAGGTTCTAGTTGATCTAAGTAGAAAACCTTAAAAGTATAAATAAAGGTAATGGAATGAAAACTTTTTTACATTTGAGAGAACTAACTGGTAGAAAGCCAGAAGGTAAGGAAGTATATAATAAGAAGATTGGAAGAGTAACTATTAAAATCAATAAGGAACGGAATGGATTCGTTGCTTATGTAGATGGCGATAGACTCGATGTATACCGTTCTCAAAGCGAAGCCGAAAAGGCATCAAAAGAGTTTTTGAAACAATATAGAAGAATGAAGTAGGAAGAAACATGAAGCTTATATCAGAATATACCGAAAGCGATTTAGAATACATAGTTGAAGCCGACGAAAAGACCGGCAAAAAGAACTATAAAATTCAAGGTATCTTCGCTCAAGCTAATGTAAAGAATCGAAACGGTCGTATATATCCAAAGCCTATCATGGAGAAAGCTCTTGGTAGGTACATTGATACTCAGGTTTCCAAAGGCAGAGCCGTTGGAGAGTTAAACCACCCTGAAGGACCGACCGTTAATTTAGATAGGGTTTCCCACAAGATTGAAAGTCTAGAAATGGACGGTGACAATGTTGTGGGCAAGGCATCGATATTAGAAACTCCCATGGGGCAGGTTGTAAAAGGGCTGCTTGACGGTAAAGTTAATTTCGGTGTTTCGACTCGTGGTATGGGAAGTTTGAAGCAAAATGGTAACACCATGGTCGTTAATGACGATTATCTCTTAAACGCGATTGATATCGTGCAAGATCCATCAGCACCTAGTGCTTTCGTTAATGGAATAATGGAAGGAGTTGAATGGGTCTGGAATAACGGAATTATCGAAGCTCGAACAATTGAACAAATGGAGACTGAAATTAAGAAAGCTCCACGTGCTGATCTCTATGAGACTCAGGTTCGTGAGTTTAAAAATTTCCTCTCGTTACTTAAATCAAAATAAGGAGTCAAAAATGACTGATGAAAATCAAATCGAAGATCAGGATGTTGAGCTCCAAGAAGACGATGAGGAAATCTTGGAAATGCAAAAACACGATCCTAAGAATGCTGAAGCCCAATCAGTCGCAAGTGTAGACAAGGCTGGTGACGCAACTGGTACTGCAGGTAGTCGTAAGATGGCCGGTGGAACAGCTGCTGATAGCACCAAAAAAGATCCAATGCCTAAGTTAACTAAGGCAGGAATGATTAACGCAATGTATCATAAGGCGAATAAGGCTAAAAAAGCTGAAGTCGAAGCTATGTACAACAGCGTTATGAGGGATCACGTCGAGAATGAAGATGAAGCAATCATTGAAGATAAGCCTTCAATCGATTACAAAGCTGATTTCAAAGACGACCTTAAAGCTTTGGTCTCTGAAGAAGCTACACTTTCAGACGATTTTAAGGCAAAAGCAGAAACTATCTTTGAAGCTGCAATTCAATCAAAGCTTTCAGACGAGATTGATAGGCTAGAAGAAAAGTTTAATGAGGAATTAACTGCAGAAGTCGATCAGACAAAAGCAGACCTCGTAGAGAAAGTAGACAGCTATTTAAACTACGTAGTTGAAAACTGGATGTCAGAAAACAAGTTGGCGATTCAAAATGGTCTAAGAACCGAGATTGCAGAAGACTTTATGAATAAGTTGAAAGACCTATTTACAGAGTCATATATCGAGGTACCAGAAGGAAAAACTGACCTTGTTGACGAACTTGCCGGAACAGTTGATGAGCTAGAGCAAAAGCTTAATGACACAACTGGTCAAGCAATCGAAATGGCCGAGGAATTGGAAGGTTACAAACGTGAAGCGGTTATCCGTGAAGCATCAAAAGACCTAGCCGAAACTCAGGTTGAAAAGCTTAAAGGCTTGGTAGAGAATATTGATTTTGAAGACCAAGAAACTTTCGCTAAGAAAGTAGCAACAGTCAAAGAATCATACTTTACTAAGACTACAAATACTGCTAGCGGTGAAGCCGAAGTAGAAGATGGTCCAGTAGTGGAAACATCTGGTTCTATGGCATCATACCTTAGCGCAATTAAGAAAACTGCTAACAAATAACGGGAGCACTAGCTATGCAAAATACAGCATCATATGATAAGTTGATCGAAAAGTGGTCTCCAGTATTGGACGAAGAGTCAGCTGGTAAGATTACAGATCATCATAAAAAAGCCGTAACTGCAGCAATTCTCGAAAACCAAGAAATCGCACTTAGAGAAGAAGGTATGATTTCAGAGAATGCAGGAGTTCCGGCAAACTCAACCGCAAGCACTGCAAACTGGAACCCGGTCTTGATCGCACTTGTAAGACGTGCAATGCCAAACTTGATGGCATACGATGTCTGCGGCGTGCAGCCAATGTCCGGTCCAACTGGCTTAATCTTCGCGATGAAGTCAAGATATGGCGGCGGAAATACTTCATCAAGAGAAGCATTGTTCAACGAAGCTGAAACTCAGTTTTCAGGCGACAGCGCAGGAACACACGATTCCGATAATGCTTCAGGCTTGAATGTAACTAACCTAGACTCAGACTCAACTGCAGACGACGCAAGATTGACTAACATCTTCGCCGGCGGTATGCCAACTGCAGACGGAGAAGCACTTGGAGTAACCGGTGGATCAGACTTCCATGAAATGGGATTCACCATCGAAAAAGCAACTGTTACTGCTAAGTCAAGAGCACTTAAAGCAGAATACAGCTTGGAATTGGCTCAAGACCTTAAAGCAATTCATGGTCTAGACGCTGAAACTGAGTTGGCAAATATTCTGTCAACAGAAATCTTGGCTGAAATCAATAGAGAAGTTATTAGAACTATTAACTCTCAAGCTAAGACAGGCGCACTTCAAACTAACACCGCTGTTAACGGTATCTTTAACGTACAAACAGATGCCGATGGTAGATGGTCAGTTGAGAAGTTTAAAGGTTTGATTCTTCAAATCGAAAGAGAATCAAACGTAATTGCTAAAGAGACACGTAGAGGTAAAGGTAACTTTATGATCTGCTCATCTGACGTAGCATCAGCACTAGCAGCCGCAGGTATGTTAGACTATACACCTGCAATGTCAACTAACTTAAACGTAGATGACACAGGCAATACTTTTGCTGGCGTAATGAACGG